CCTAGTTGAACATATGCGTAGATTTGGTGAAAACCGTATCATTGCTGGAGATTTCTCCAAATATGACCTATCTATGCCTGAACAACTGACCATTGCTGCTAACCAAATTTTTATAGATATTGCATCATGGTCTGGCAACTATACACCTGTTGAACTAAACAGAATGCGTGTCATCGCACATGCTGTATGTTCGCCCGTTGTAAATTTTGATGGAACACTCATTCGTTTAAATGGCTCAAATCCCTCGGGACAAAATATGACCGTTTATACAAATAGTGTTGTCAATTCTCTTTTACATCGCATGAGCTTTAATGATGCTTATTGTGAACAAGAACGCAAGATCATGACCAAACAACTAGGTCTTGATCGCCCAGTTCGTTTCCGTGACATTTGTAGTCTTTCTACTTACGGAGATGATGCTAAAGGAAGTGTCCGTGAAGGCTATGACAAATTTAATCATATCCAAATGGCTAATTTTCTAAGAGAGAATGGTATTGGTTTCACCATGCCTGATAAAGAGTCTGAACCTAAGGCTTTCATGACTGACGATGAAGCAGATTTCCTTAAGCGCAAAAACCGTTTTTGCCCCGAACTAAATACCACTGTTGGTATGTTGGACGAGAAAAGCTTATTTAAATCACTTCATTCTATCAATAAATCTAAGGTAGAATCACCACTTTCAGTTAGTGCCCAAAACATTGGCAGTGCTATGCGAGAATGGTTTTTTCATGGTAGAGAAGTTTATGATAAACGGCGTGCACAAATGCAAATGATTGCCGATATTCATGATTTACCTGTACCTGAATTAGACTTGTCATTTGATGATAAAATCCTGGAACAACAAACCAAATATGGATACTTACCTCAAGCTGGCAAAACTAATGTACCTGAAGTACCTTATAATATTGAGGCTGGTTCCCAAGATGATGATCTAAGTGTGCTTTCTGAAAGCCATTTATACCAATCTGAAGAAGAACTAACCGATGAAGTAGTATCGTATCTACCAAATCCTATTGCTGAAGAATACCCTATCATTCATTCTTCATTAGGCAAAGGAGACTTACTATATATGTCTAAAGGGACTTTTATGGTCGTAGAAGTAAAGCGTGTGTTTGGTAGACATAAGCGTTTTACTGAAAA